ACACGGTCAACCGTGTCTGGCACAGTGCCGTTCAGATCCAATGCTGCAATGATAAGCCGCTTGTCGCCAGCCTGCACTAGCTCGTTGACCTCACGGACGCTGACATCCTCCAGCACGCCCTTAATCCCGGTATCGGCAACGGTTTCGGTGATGGCACCAGTTGTGGTGTTATAGGCTCCTGGCGTCACAATGCGGATCGTCACATCGCCACCAAACTTTGCCATCAGCTTGCTGGCAACTGACCGCAGCGAATCCGCAAGTGCCATCAGAGCTTATAGGCGACCACGGAGCCAGCCGACAACGTGATGCTGGTGAAGACACCCTCAAGCTCACAGCTAGGGTCTAGCACCACTGAGGTCAGTGCATTACCGCTGTAGTCCAGTGCGGTCAAGGCGCTGATGATAGTGCCAGATTCAAGCGACACGATCTTGCCAAAGCGGCCAGTATGGGCGCTGGTGTCACTGATGTATTCAGCACCGGGGTACTTGTAACCCATGATCAGCTCCGGCGAATTGAGAAGTTGCCTGGTCCACTGATTCTAAGCCCAGTCAGGTATCTTTCCATCAATGGCGGCACACGGTCAGCACCGACTGCGCCGTAACCAAGGTTAGGCGTCACGTCAAGGCTGCCAATCTTGACATTTTTGTAGTCCTCAAGGCCGCTCAAGCCAAGGCCGCTGGTGTTGTTGTGCAAATACGCCGCCAGCACAGCTTGTGCATACTTGATTTGCTGCGGGATTTCGGTATCCGTGAAGTAGTCCGTAGTGATGCGAAACGGAAACCCAACAGCATAGGTGTTGATATAGGTATCAGGTTTGCGCACACCAGTACGCGGCCATTGCAGCGCCTGTGTATCAGTAGCACGGGCACCTAAAAAACGTTCACGGTCCAGCCGTTGCGTAGCGGTAAACAACGCACGATTGCGGCTGTCGTTGTTGCCGCTGTTCCAGTGTTGTACATCAGGATCCTGCACAAAGCCATCAATGATGGCCTGCGCATCAGCCAGCGTCAGGTACGAGTTTGCGTTTGCCGCGCCTGGCGTGGCCACGATTACTACTGCCATCGGTCGGCGCCTCCTCTAGTTCTAGTTTAGGTGCAGGTTCTGACGCAGAAAGAGAGGCCGCCGCGTTAGCAGCAGCCTCCTTTTCACGTTGCCTGCGAAAGGCAAACAATCCCATCAGTGGGTGCCTGCGGGCAGGCTGTAGATGGTGATTGCAGGCGTGCCGATAGCAGTCACGCGACCGATGAACTGACGGGTGTTAGCCGCAGCCACGGTGTTGGTGTTATCGGTAGCCAGGGTGACGCCACTGCCAGCCACCAAGGTGATGGCATGAGTAGCGGCAGCCTCGTTGCGGATGGTCAGCGAGAAGCTGGTGCCAACGCGGACGCCATCGCCAAGCTCGGCAACAATTGCAGCCGCCGAAGCGGTGTCAACGTCACGAGCAGCGCCAGGGGTCATGATCACCAAGCTGTTCACCGATTGGGCGGCGGTCAGCTCGGTGTCTGCATCAGATGCAGCAACAACGGTCAGGCTCTGGTTAGAACGCCCAAAAACGGGCTTCTCCAGTTCAAAAATAGATGCCATGGTTAGTGCCTCCTATCAATCCATGTTAGAAGTGTTGGTGGCACGCACGATCCCAAGGTTCTTGAGTTCGTACACCTTCGACCAGTTGCCGACGGTCTCCAGTTGTGCGCGGGTCGGGTTGGTGGTGGTCACGCCCCACTTAGCGCCAACAGGGTGATAGCAGTAGTGCAGGTCGATCGACATGGCATCGCTCTTGGCGAGGATGTCACGGTCGGTTTCGGTCTGCATGGCCATCTGCTCACCCGAGGCAACAGCGCCTTGGGTAAAGAAGTAGGTGGCGTACTCATTGCTATCCACTTGCACATCATCAGAAACGATGACGCGCAAACCGCAATAGGTCGGGACACTGAGGCTACCTGCGTAGGCGCCGGCAATGCTGCCAGCGAACACATCAGGAGTTTGGTTGTCAGTCGTGGTGCGAGCCTCGGCGGCGGTCACATAGTCGATCGCCTTGCGCTCAACCAGGTCGTAGTAGACCTTGCTGTGCATTGCAATAGCGGTCAGCTTGTCACCTTGATCGCCAAGCAGAGCCTTGGCTTCGGCAACGTGACGAGGCGACAGGGTGGTAGGGGTATCACCCGATTCGCCGTCGATGGTCAGGCCAAAGAAAGCAGCGGCGCTAGTGGTGCCGCCAAGGCTGCCGAACACACCAGCCAAGCAGGACAGCAGGTCCTTCTGGCGCTGGTTGGCAACATAATCAGCGATCTTGGCGCCGATAGCGGCCATGGGGTCAGAACCGGCAGCAAGAGCAGCCAGGTCACGAGCCTCAAAAGCACGGCCACGGTGCAGGATCACGCCGACTTGCTTGTCAGCAGTGATTTTGCCAGGGGTCAGCGAGCTGCTATCAGACAGCACCTCGAAGTCACCAGACAGGTTGGCTTTCCAGTGTGGAATGTTAACGAAGTCACCACCCTCAGTAGCGTTCAGCTCAGCCATCGGCTGCACCACACCGCTAGCCAGGAAGGCATCACGCTGGGTGGTTTGTTCGATGACGTAAGGCGTAAAAACCTCTGGGATGATGATGTCAGAGCGAAGAGTCGCCATGATGAATCACCAAAAATGGATTTACGGGTGTGGGCGCAGCCCTATTCACCAGCGCAGCCGGTGACAACAGCTTAGCGGTTAGCTGTTGCTTTCATTCTTTCATACAGGTCACGATCTGTTCTAAATAGCCGTGCTTGTTCTGTCAGATTGAATGAATCACGGTTGAAAGGATTAGTCATGCCAGCCGGGATGCTGCCACCTGTTGCACCGCTAGACGGAGCGCCACTGCCCTGCGGCTTGGGTTGCTTTTGCATCCATGCAGGCAAGGTTTGTTTAGCCCATTCCGCGACAGGTTTGCGCTCATAGCCATCAACCACAACGACGGTGCCATCAGGCTCACGCTCGATTGCTTCGGGCTTGAGCTTGGTCTTTAGCACCATGTCAGGATCGTGCACGATGTCAGCCAATGCAGTGACTGCTGGTGTGACTAGCTCTAGTTCACGGACACGGGCTTCAAGATCTGCAATGCGCTGATCCTTTTGCGCCGTCGCCTCACGGAACTGCTGCTCCAGAGCTTGTCTGGCTTCGGCGTATTTGCCTTGTGATTCAAGCTGCTGCTGTTCATAGCTGCGCTTGAACTCCAGTAGCTCGTCAACATCAACGCCATCGGGCACTGATGGGGCTTTCTTTGCTGCACGCAATTCAGCGATCAGTTCTTTGTTTTTGCGCTCAAGTGCCTCAACGCTGCGTTGCAGCGCCTCGTTATTGTCACCCCCGGTAGCCGCAGGCTCCTGGGTTTGTTGTTCATCAGACATGGATAAGCCGCAGGCTTAATTACGCTGTCATCGTAATGGCTCGCTCGCGCCATGTCAAAACGTGAGTGGAATACGCCAGTGCGGGAACCATGGAACCCGCTAATCAAGCAAACGCTTGATGCCATTGACCGGCACGAGCACTTGTATCGCAAGACCGGCAACGGCTGGCACGCGGCTAGGGCACATGACCTGAGGCGTTATATCTGCGAGCTGAAGACGTGGATACACCGTCAAGAGACTGCTACCACTTCACCTTGTCCGCCCAGTAAGCCGGTGACATCTTTCCCCGAGCGATGTTGCTGGCGTGCCTTGCCTTGAATGATGCACGCCTAGCTTTGGCTGCGGCAGATTCGCCTTCGCGTGCAGGGCTGCCGCTGACGCCCTGCTGGCCGAACCTGATCAGCTTGACCGTATCGCCATCCTTGGCTAGTACCGCGTGCGATTTGGTCGGATGCTTCGGCGTCCGCTTGGGCTTGTTGTAGCCCTCAAACTCTTCGCCGCGATAGGTGATGCTCATCGCCGTGGTGCTGGCTTCAGCTCTGAACGCTTCTTGATAACCGCATTGCCGGTTGACTCAGACTTGATCCGCACAATCGGGTCATCCTGGCTGCCGACGCGGGTGACACTGCCACCGCTGCGCGTGGGTATAGTCGCTCGTTCACCGCCGATGCTGGTGATGACGCCAAAGGCACGCGTGCCTTGGTAGTTCCAGCTAACTCGATCACCGCGTTTCATTTCTTTTTACCCTTGGGTTGCTTGCGGCTCATGCCAGCTTCAGACAGTGCAATGGCGATTGCCTGCTTACGGCTTTTGACCTTTGGTCCCTTGCCGGGTCCGGGTTTGCCGCTTTTGAGTGCTCCGGCTTTGTACTCGCCCATTACTTTGCCCACTTTCTTCTGGGCTGCCGTCATTTTCTTGGCCATCGTCAGCAACTGAGGGCTGCATCAATGCTAAGCCTTGCCGGTCATACCAACCGCTGCTGCCATCAGGATGCACGACATATCGCGCCTCAATGCCGTCATGCAGCATGAACTCGGTCGCCTTGCGGCCATTTGCGTAGGTGTACTTAAGGTCCATACCGTGCCCTGAGTTGATTCAAGGTTAGTTCACTGCCATCATCACGCACAAGCTTGGCAATGGCATTGGTTGGACCGTATTTCTTGGAGAGCTTGTCAAAATAGGCCACCTTGCCTGCGCCTAATGCCTTGGCCTTGGTTGGTAGGTCTTGATCAGCAAGCCACTGACCGTAGGTTTTGTCTGCTGGCACCTGGCCGCCTGCTGCTGCGCGTCTACCAGTCGGCGGCGGATCAAAGCCTAGCTCTTTGTAGTCGATGACCGGCACGGTAGTGCTGCGACAATTGAAATGCTGCGGCGGCATTGGTCCTTTGCCGTATTCAAACTCTCGCCCATCCAATGCACGACAAATGCTGCTGGTGCGGGTATCCAGTGTTGCCACATAGCGATACTTTTTAGTGATGTCTTGATTCGCCTCATAGACCTGCTGGCTGGCGCTGTTCGCTACTTGGTTAACGCTAGTACGCACCAGTGCCATGATTTGATTGTCGGCAACGGCTGTGGCCTGACCACCTGCAGCGATGAGCTGTCTGACATTGCGGGCACGTTCGCCAAACTGCAGGTTACCGATCAACCGCTTAGCAATCTCGGGTGTCGGTTCGCCGGTAAGAAGTCCTTGCCTTACCACTTGATTGAATCGCTCAGCTTGATCAACGGCAATGCCCCGAAAGGCTTTGCTAACTACCTCGCCATTAGGCAGCGTGATGGTCGCACCCTGGGCAGCGGTCAATGCAAAGGTTTGTGGTGCGCCTTGCACGGCTGCAAACAGGTCATCCGATAGCGCTACCACGTTGATCTGTGTTGGGTCGGTCGTTACCACAGACTGCGCAAACTGCGGGCTGATCTCGACGGTGCGCACTGCATCACGAGCGCCAATTGGTAACGCTTTGGCTAGCTGATCGGTGACAAACTCAGACTGCAACTGCGCGATGCCTTGCAGCTCGGCAGCAGTCAGCTCGGTAGCATCGCCTGACCAAGTGGCTAATGACTCTTTGAGCTGCGCAAGAATACCGCGCAGCCGTGCAGCCTTGACTGGTGCGGCAAGCTCATCAATGGTGCGTAGTTGATTGACCGCATCAATGATGATGTCGTTGTAAGCATTGATGATGCGCCTAGCTACTGAGTTGCTGTAGCGGTTTAGGTCAATCGCATTGCGGTATAGCGCTTCTGGTGTGCTCATCCCAGAATCCCTAGCTGATCTGGCCGGTACTGCGATCTGATGCTTACATCAGCGCCGCGTGTCAATGCACCACGGACCGCTGCAGCAAACGCATCAAAACCATTCTGGCCGTCTTCCATGATCACCATTTCGTCTACCTCATCAGCTTTGCCGTTTCGGTAATACTTCATGCGCACCACGGCAAGCACCTCATCAGGCAGCTTGCACATTGTGTAATCAATCCCCGGTCGCCTCGGTTTCTTCGGTTCCACCAAGATCATCAGCGCCACCAACCAGTCTGTCAGCCAGTCCAGTAGACGATACGTCAAGCCCCGCATTGGATGTAGCCTCAAGCTCTTCGTCTACATCAAAATTATCGCCAAGGACATCGCCTTCTGCCAGTTCGGTCAGCAGCGTTTCCTGGCTGATGGTGCCAGCGGTGTAAAGCGACAGCAGTGCTTGAATGTCTTGCGGCTCAAGGCGTGCGCCAAGGAAGTCGCGGTTGACATAAGCGCTACCGGCAGCAGTTGCGTTGCCGAGGTACTGCGCGTGGTATTGCAGGCAGTTATCGATCATGTCCTGCACGTTTTGCGCAATGACCATCATGGTGCTGTCGCCCTGGCTGCGGTCAATGCGTTTTGCCTCGGCGGTTTCTGCAGTCAGCTTTTGACCAAGGACTGCCGACAGGCCAAGCTCATTGATCTGCGATGCTAACTGTTCCAACCGCTTAAATTGCGCTTCAAAGCTCTTACCTGCTGGCTCGATGTATTCAGCACGGCCATCAGCAGGAAACGCAATCGCCTCGCCAGGACCAGCGCTGACCTCCTCTGCTGCTGACGGGAAGCCATAAAACGCCAGCATCGGCACGGCGCTGATGTGAAGCTGATTGTCGAGGTCGGACTGGATCTGATAGGTCTTCAGGTTCAGCTCGGCAATATCCTCAAGCGGCGGGCGGCTTTCCATGAAGCCATGCCGCTGTGCATAGGCGACGCTGAACGGGATCTCGCTGAGGCTAGTGCGGCCTTCATCGACAATCTGAAAGTCGCTGTTGTCATCCTTGCGGTGCAGTTGGTATTCACCAGGCGTCAGCACCCGGATCTGCTGCACTTCCTTTTCGCCATATAGACCATCGGGCACGGTGACCACCTCTGACAGCCTGAGCTGCGTCAACACCTGCTTGCCTTCCTGCTGCTCGGTGCGCCAGCCAAGGATTTGCCTAGGCGTGTAGCTCACCCAATAGGGTCTACCCCCAGAAGCCGGTGCATCCACCAAGACACCAACGTGGCCATAGCGGACCATTTTGCGCGTGGTTTCGTAGGTCCAGACATTGAGGTCATTACCTTGCAGGTCAACATCAAACAACTGCTCGCGGATGGCATCAGCCGTATCGTCAAGCCTGACTGGCTTGCGTGTGAGCATCCCTGCCAGCATCCGCTCAAGGCGGACATAGTACGGCGGCACCACGCTGCGTGCTAGGCGGTTGTCATAGGACTCGTCCAGTTCACGCGGTTCTTGCGGCAGATACCGGCGATGCTTGCGACGCATCCCGTAGGTGCCCTGCAGCAGGTCTTCAATCAAAATCCAATGCGGCTCTTGCGCAAACCATGCCGTGTTCGGGTCTTGGACTTTTGTGACAGTCCGCTGCGCTAGTGGCCGGTCGTAGAAGTTGTATCCGGTGTACACAGCGGACCCACTATTCGATGAGTTTAGTTTACGGCTTCAGGTTTGGATGACAGGCGGGATGGTTGTGGTGCGCCATGGTGGCTTGATCACGGCCAGCGGCCATGCCGATGCCGTAAAAGCCAAACATGATGACAAGCACAGCGGCGCGGTTGATCCAGCGGTTGTTGATCATGGGGTGGAATGGTGTTGGACACCCACAGGATGCCACCCCATGCCGCCGTGGTCAATACAGCCTTACGCCAGTTCCGCGACCGGCACCAGCGTGCAGCGGATTGAACTCCCGCCAGACCAGGTAGCCCAGTGCATCGTTCATGTGGTCAAAGCCGGCGTCCTTGTCCGGCTCGCCCTTGTCGGTGTAGCACTGCAGCTCTAGGCACTCGATCACCCGCTTGCAAGTTTCTGACACCTGCAACCGGACCTGCCCTTTGCCGTTTTCCAGCAAAGCTTGAACAGCAGCCACCCGATCACGGACGGGAGGATTGGCACGCGGTGACTGATTGGACATGCCATAGCTCTCAAGGATGTTGATGTCGGTCTGGCTTGCATTGGTGCTGCGGTTGCCGCCACTGGCATCTGGGTAGACGTACATGCGCCGCTGTGGGTAACGCCTGATGATCTCTTGCGCCAAGGCATCGGTGTCATGGGCGCCGCTGATCTCATCAATGACCAGCAGGCTGCTGCCAAGCCTGACGGCAATCACCGCTGACATGTTGCCGACGTTGAAGTCAACGCCGATACGCAACGGCTCGCGGTCAGTGTCCGGCAGCTCGATGGTGACATGTTTGATGCGGTCAAAGCGGTCATAGACCTGCCCTGTTGTCAGGTTGACGAACTCGCCGTCCAGGTACGCCCGCAGCAGGCTGGGGTCGTAGTTGGCCTCTAGCCGTTCGATAAAGTCCGGCGGCAGGTGCGGGTTGTCGGCGGTGCGCATCTTGATTAGATGTCGGTCTGGCCTGGCTTTGGCTTCGTCACTGCCGAAGGTGTTCCACATCCATCGAAAGCCTTCAGGCGTTGATGCTGCGCCAAACTGCCTGACATTGCCGGACCGCAAACGGCCAAGGATCTTGGGGAACGCCTTGTTGGCGATGCTTGGCGTCACGGTATCAATCTCATCCGCCAGCACCCATGCCAAGTTGAGGCCGATGATGCGGCTCCAGTTCTCAAAACTACGGCACAGGATCTTTGTATCACCGCCCGGCAGGTGCAGCATGTACTCAGGCAATGGGCTAGCCCTAAAGGTGTACGGAATCTCGTACGTCTCTAGGAAAGCCTCGAAGTCGGTCTGCCAAATATCCCGAATTAGCGGTCCGGTCGGCTCCATCACCGCACCGATAAAGCCCTGATTGGCCGCGGCCAGCATGACCGCTTTTGCGCACAACGCCCTAGTTTTGCCAGCGCCATAGCCAGCACTGATACCAAGGATCTGCGTTGCGGTGTCATCTACAAATGCAAGTTGCCCTGGGTGCAGGTCAGCGCGGATGCGGTCGAGCAGCTCTGCAAGGTCCAGCTCGGTGGATTCATTTAGCTGCAATGCTGAGCGCGTTAGCAGATCAGCTTCGATGCAACTCACTTGCCAACCAATCCAAGCATTTCAGCTTGCAGCCTGACTGCGCCAATCACTGAACCTAGTTGGTTAGTCCGCATACCACGCTCAATTGTCATCTCAAGCGTTTGCAGTCGTTTGGCTTTCATTTCAGCCAACGTTGACTTGTCCCAAGTCTGGTACAGCAGTTGTTTAGCGCAGTCGTACCACTTATCAGCAGTAGGGCGGCACACCCCCCATTTTTCAATAATGAGCTTGGGGATGGAGATTTGGTTATTGCCAGCGGCAATGATCTCGGCCAGATCGGACCAAATGCACAACAGCTCTTCGTGAGTGTAGTGGGTTTTATCTTTGGTTTTAGATCTAGCCATACATAAATGCTAGCTTCTGATTTGCACTGGCATTACCAGATACGTTACACCATTTACGCCAGTAGGTGTCAGCACCACAGGCGTAGTTGTCGCATTAGCCGAGAGTGTGACCTGCTCATGGCCGCGCATTGCCTTAACGCCGTCTAGCAGGTAATGGACATTGAATGCCCAAGTGCCGGTGCCAGTGCCTTCAATGGCTAGTTGCTCTTTGCCATTGTTGGCATCTGCTTCGGCTGTGATGGTGAGATCACAATTGCGTGCTTCGAGCTTGACGACTGAGTTGTGCGCTTCTGCGATGAGTGCGACGCGCTCCAATGCACGGGTGAAGCGATGCCGGTCAACGGTGATGGTGTGCTTGAAGCTGTCGGGGATCAGCTTTGCCACGTCAGGGTATTTGCCATCGAGGATGCGGCTGTAGATGGTGATGCCATCTTCGGTGGTGATGACGGCCTGACCAGTTGCGTGCGCGATGGTGATGGCGTGATCCTGCAGCAGGCGCATGGTGCTGGCTGGTAGTACCACATCAAGGCCATCGGGCAGGTCAACAGCAACACGCATGAGGCGATGACCGTCTGTGGCTTCCATGTAGCCGGCTGCGAGATGCACACCAGCCAAGAGCGCTTTGCTCACATCAGTGCTGCAGCACGGCAGGCAGGCGCTTACACCGGCTGACAGCATCAGCTCAGTGCCAGTGGCGTCTACCGCAGGCATCGCCGGGTAATCATCCGCATCCATCGCTGCAAGCCCGTAGGAGGCCCCAGAAGTGCTCAGAGCACCATCTGAGAGGGTGAGTACCTCACCATCCTCAAAGCGGCTTACAAGGCCTGCTAGCAGCCTGTGAGGTAATGCCACCGTGCCGGGTGCCTCTACGGCTGCTGGGATGGTGACGCTGATGCCAAGTTCAAGGTTGAAGCCGGTGATGGTCATGACGCCATCAGCGGCAGCGATCAGGGCACTGCCAAGGATGGGATGGCTGTTGCCGGTGCTGATTGCAGGCGCCACGGTGCGTAGCGCATGGGCAAGGTCGCCCTGTGTGGTGATGAGTTTCACAGCGATGCCGCTTGGGTGAGATAAAGGATGATGCGGTCGTAATCAGCTTGAAAGCTGGCGACCAGTTCAGCCGGTATGGGCTGCCGCTCATCGGTCGCATTATCCACCACTGCGGCGGCATACGCAACCGCTTGCTCCATGGTGTCGCTCAGTCGGTTGATGACGGGTCGTTGGCGTTCTGAGATTGAGATGCGATCCATGTAATAACAAAAGCGGTGAGCAGCTCCACCATCCGGCGTGGCATATCACCGCGCAGGTAAGCGGTCGCGTCGGAGATTAAACGGTGATAACCAGAAACAGTAAGTCCACTGTTGCAATTCAACACAAGCGCTCGGCTGCGGATCAACTCTGCACGCGCCACGCCAGCAGCCGCTGCCTGCTGATCCAGTAGCGCCAGATCGGACTCCTCAAAGCGGACTTTTACTTCACGCATCAACCAAGCTCCAAAGGGTGCAATTTAGGGCATGTCCCACCTCAAGCGCAGGTAGGGCAGAGGTAAGGCAGGCAAGAAGCCAGTGCCTGACTGGCGTCTCCCTACCTTCCCTACCTTCCCTACCTAGAATAATAAATAAAGAAAGAGAGGGGAAGGAAAGGGAACGTAGGGGATTCTTGGCAGGAGGTAGGGCAGGGGCAGGTAGGGCAGCAAGCCTGACATCGACTGCAGCGCAAAGCATCTCAGCGAATCAGAGGTAGGGCAGCTGCCTCACCTAGGTAGGGCAGCCCTTGCGGTAGTGATAACCCCTGCTCCCCCCTGTGCTGACGCGGTAGCGCTTGTAGCCGAGCCGCTTGAGCACGTCAGCCACCTGCATCTGATCTTGCCTGCTCTGACGTTCAACGGGCTTCTTGATGGCATCTGTGAGTAATTTTTCAGTGGTTATGTCATCCATTGGATGCTTCTTTAACCAGGATTCAATTTCAGCTTGCCAAGGATTATCTACGACGTAAGATTCGTTCTCGCTTGCAAGCAGGCGCTCCATCTCAGCAGGCAGGCGACTGGTTTCACCTTTGCGATATTCAGCAACAGCAGCAGACCAGATTGCGTCGCGCTCCAGCAACAGCGAAGCGGTATCAATCTGGTCGTGTTGTGTCTTGGTTGTAGGAATAACCCAGAAACGGCGGTTACCTGTTTCATCCACCAAAAAACCGGTTGTTCGATTAGTAGTGCCGACAATGATTCCGCGCCGTGGGAATGCTTCAGTTGACTTACCGTATGGCACGCGGAACATATCAACAGCCTGCGATAAAAAGGCTTTGACTTGACCAGCGTGCTTGCGATTGGTCACATGGTCAAGTTCTGCCCACTCCATAATCCACGAGCGGTGCAGCACCATCAGATCATCTTTGGAGCTGATATCACCTAACGCATC